AGAAACCACACTGGCAGCAGCAGAAAAAACCACCCGCAGAAGGTAGAAAGGAGAATGAAACATGGTAGCAGTAGGAATTATTTGTTTTATCGCGGGAGCAGTCGCCGCCACGGTTGGCCTTGTGGCCTTCGGCGTACACCTTGCGAACCAGAATAAACAGTGAAAGCGCTTATGAAATATCCGGGTAGCAAGTGGGGATCCGCGGACTGGATAATTTCACACTTTCCAGAACATCACAGTTATTTAGAACCGTTCTTCGGTTCCGGAGGCGTTTTCTTCAATAAACCACGATCAGACATTGAGACAATAAACGATCTTGACGGCGAAGTGGTAAACCTTTTCAGGCAGATCCGGAACGATCCGGAACGTCTGGCCCGCGAAATATACTTCACACCATATTCGCGGGAAGCCTACGAAATGGCATACCAGAAAGAACCGAAAAACGACCTTGAAAAAGCAGTTCTATTTTACACGCGCCTAAACATGGGCCACGGGTTCAGGACACAGGGCGAGAAAGTAGGGTGGAAACTGGACGTTCAGGGAAGGGAAAAGGCCTACGCGGCCGCGGACTGGTGCAAGATACCGGAAAAGATAATGGAAGCAGCGGAGCGCCTGCGGGGCGTACAAATAGAGAACCGCCCGGCGGTAGAAGTGATCCGGAAGTTCAATTTTGAAAACGTTCTGATCTATTGCGATCCACCCTACGTTCTTTCTACCAGATGCCGGAAACAGTACAAGCATGAAATGACGGACGAGGATCACGAAGTATTACTGGAAGCATTGCTGCAGCACAAAGGCCCGGCGATTATCAGCGGTTATTCTTCGCCACTATACGAAGAACGCCTGAAAGACTGGTACCGGGAAGAACGGATAAATTACGCACAGAACGCGCAGCAGCGCCGGGAAGTTATATGGTGCAACCAGAAGACAGAGAAGACGGCGCAGCAGTTGACGTTATTTTGAAAGGAAAGCGGCAAATGAAAAGAAAATATGGCGTTGTAGATTACCTGCGGAAGCATTACCCACCACCGGAAGGATCCGGAGAAGTGGAAGTGGAGTTCTTAGAAGGCTACGACAGTATAGAAGGACCGGACGGATCAATAGGCTTCGGCGTATTTGTTCCGCCAGAAGAAAAGATCTATATTGCCGACGACTTACCGGGCGGCGAAGAAAGCATGATCGAAACCGTGGCCCACGAATGGAAACACTGGCTTCAATATTGCAACGACGAAGCATACGACGAAGAGGAAGCGGAAGACTTCGCCAGGCAGATTGTAGAAGAATTTTTATAAGAAAAGGAGATCAAACCATGAGTAACAACAATTACGACGTATTTAGAACCTTCATTGAAGGCCGCTTCGGCTTCGGGGGGGCAGAGCATGAAGAAAGAAGGACAGAAGGCGCCTTCTATTGACGACCTGAAAGAAGCGGGATCCGAAGAAGAGTTCAAAGCCCGCCTGAAAGAAGGGCAGGCGTTCAGATTAAAAGAAAAGGCCGGGTTCCATGTAATAAGCATTGACGAGAACCGGCCGCCACTGGTGCAGGTGGTAGGGGATAGCGATCTGATCGCGCAAATGTTGGCGTTTGCAATTTCGGAGATTATCGAAAGCAGCGTGAAAAATGGAGTTCCGCGCGAACAGGCCGAAGGAATGTTCCGGATCGCTTTAGAACTTGGAATAGCAACTTCGAGAAATTAGCAGGAAGGGAGAACACAGCATGAAAGGAAAAATGAACTTGCCTTTGAAAGAGTTTTTAACCTTAGTAGGACCGGCGCAGGTTTTGCACATTATCGAAGAAGGTGAAACAGAACCGGCCTTCAAAGATAGATCCGTAAAAATAAGAGATCACGAAGAACTACTGGATCGCGAAGTGAAATTCATTCAGCCGGCAGCAGATACAGAGAACGCCGGAAAGTATATCTTCAAGATCTGGATCTATCCGGTGACTGCATGATTACGGTAAAAGATTTTCTGGAAAAGATAACGAACCCGGACCGGATCAAGATTGTAAAGGGCGAAGAAGTCCTTTTCGCAGGTTACAAGGGCGCCTTAGTTCATGAAGGCGCCGCGGACCTTTCACCGGACATTCTGGAAGCGGAAATGGTATCTTTCAGAATAGATCCGGAGATCCGGGCGAAGGACTGGAAGGCGCGCGGACTTATGGCCCCGATCGAACCGGAACAGGCGCCGGACTATAAGTTTTCGGATCTGGAAATGAAACTGTATTACAAGATCTGTATTTGAAAGGTGAAAAATGAACATAGCAGACTGGATCATATTATTCATTTTATTGTTTGCGGTTGCGGCCGCGGCGGTTGTATTTGTGATTTTAACGATCATGAATATCGGCGGTATTTAGAAAATGAAAAAAGAAAGCGAATGTGAATTTTGCGAACTATGCCGGGAATTTTACGAAGGAAAGAAGAAGGAATGTAAAGGCCCGGAGCATTGCAAAGATTATAACTATTTTCTGGCCGGGAAATGCGCAGCATTAGAAGGCCAGTGGTAACAATGAAGGGAGATCTAACCATGGCACAATTAAGCAAAGCCCTATTCAGTAGCACAAAGGAAGACTGGGCGACACCACAGGACTTTTTCGACAAACTGGACGAAGAATTTCACTTCGATCTGGATCCTTGCGCAGACGCAGAAAACGCGAAGTGTAAGGAATATTTCACAAAAGAGGAAAACGGACTTTTGAAGGATTGGGGGGGGGCGTCGCGTCTTCTGCAATCCACCATACGGCCGAATATCAACGGGCGAATGGATCCGGAAGTGCTACGAAGAAGCGAAGAAGCCCGGAACGGTTGTCGTTGCACTTATTCCGGCGCGCACTGACACAAGGTTTTTTCACGATTACATATACCACAAAGCGGAAATTCGCTTCATTAAAGGCCGTCTGAAATTCGGCGGCTGCAAGGACGCGGCGC